GGCAAAATGCCGCATGCAAGCAAGTTTTACTCCCCTGCCAACTTCGATTTTGCCTTTTACAACATCACGGGCATATCGGTTAGCAATGTTTACATGCGGGTAGGTTTTTCGCTTTTTTTTAACAGGTTCTACCTTTTTCACGAAGTTCTTAAGAACTCCAAAAGGGGATTGTTAGGATCTTCCTGAGTCTCTTTTATAACTGAGGCTCTGGAAGCAGGAGTCATGCCGAATTGGCAAAGAAACTGGTGCATTTGTTTCATCGCCGTATTGGCAATGCCTACATATGGCGATTGAATGATATTGCCGTTGGAGGTTATTTCTGTCAGCCCGTTTTCTTTTATGTGTCTTTCAGCTTCCCGCCACCTTGCAAAGCAGCAACAATAAGCCGCCAGCTCAGCCGTATCAAGCTCGCTGATTAAGCCGTTTTTGTACAGGATCGGCGTTATCCTGTCCCACTCTTTGAGTGAATCGCCCTCCAAATGGTCAGGCGGATCGGGAATTAAAATCTCCGGTGTCGGCTCGTTTTTGTTTGCTCTGCTGGATCTGTACGTCCCCTGTCTTTTCTTCAGTTCTGTCGGCTTTTTGGGTCTTGCCATGGTCAACTCCTTCAAATTTAAATTATGCAAATCCCCCTGTCTTTTCTTCAGTTCTGTCGTCTTTGAGCAAGGGCAATTTTATACCCTTGTCCAGGCGTTTATGTTCCGCTTCGTGACATTGACGGCACAAGGCTACAAGATTGTTTGTATTAAGCCTTTCGCCGCCTTGTCTGAGCGGCTTTACATGGTGAACAAGCGAAGCGGTTCTTAAAATTCCGCGTTTCTCGCAGTGTTCGCAAAGAGGATGCTTTCCTAGATAGGCTTTTGATAGCCTATTCCATTTGGCGTCATAGCCTCGTTCTGAGGCTGACCCTCTCTTTCCATCATGTTTCCTGTAGGACTCCCGGACTTTTTCCGGGTTCCTATTTTTTTTTAGTTTCGGATCGTGTTTGTCGCAATAAGCCTTGCCCTGTACAATTTCAGGACAACCGCCCGCCGCGCAATAGCGTTTGCGGTTCCTGTGCTTCTCGCAGTAACCCCTCTCAACAAGAGAGGGGCATCCTGCATATAGACAGGGTCTATATATTTTCATCTTCTTGCTTCCGTTTTTCTCCATCTTGCCTCGCTGTATTTTAACCCGTCGCTTTCTATGACGATTAAGTCAGGCCATTCGGAAGGTTTTAAACCTCTTGTTCTGACTTTCTTGAGCACCAGTTTGCCGCCTCTTTTCGGCTGGTTGCCTATGACAAAGTAAGACGACACGGTATTCCCGAAATTTACACTTACTTGCTCGCCGTCCTTGTAACTCATTTTCTTGCCTTATTGCTTTCACCTTTTTTGTTATCACCATCAACATACCATTCTGTACTTGAAGCATAGGCATTTTTACCTAAATTATATGGAATATCTGCAATCACCAACTGTGCTTTTGGTATTCCATATCTCTTATAATTTTGAAAATTGTCATTATATAATTCTGTTTTTATTTTTTTCATTTTTAAATCCTTTCTTATTTATTGTTTTGAAACTAATATTCTGTATTTTTTACCATTTATTTTTTTATCAACTATTTCAAAATCAAAATTAGCTGTTAGCTGTTTTGAAAATCCTATTTGTGAAACTGGATTCAATCCATTTTCAGCACAATAAACTGTGTATCTTTTATAAACTTCATTTGTAGGTTCATTTTCAATTTCTTCTCTATCAATTTCTTTGAAGAACCCAAGTATTGGATTGTTGGTTTCTTCATATTCTTCAAGTTCTCTTTGAACACTTTCTGATTCAGTGAACTTTCTTGTAATAAGAACCCTTTTTAATCCTTGAATTCCAAGCTGAATTAAATATTCAATTGCTTCTTGTCTTCTTAATTTGTCACCAATGAAGGGAACAAAATCTTCATCATCAGGTGAAAACATTGCATTAAAGGGAACAATGATCAACCTTCTTAATATAGAATTAGAATCCCTACCTTTACCCAACCTTGGAATATTGTTTGCACTGAATAACAACTTCACATATGGTTCAAACTCAAACTTTGGTTGACCTTTCTGTTCAGCATCTATTGCTTCACCTGTAACAATCTTCTTAAACTCTGATGTATCTGTTATGAATTCATCAGAAATATCATCACCTATGTTGGCAAGCTTTCCAAATAACATCACTGTACTGAACCTGTCATTTAACTTTTTTAAGTCCAAAACTGAAACATTTCTTCTTCCCAACATGGTTTTAAGCATGTTCAAAAATGTTGATTTTCCGTTTGATCCTGAACCTGTCAAGATGAATGCTTTTCCAAGTTCATTTCTTCTGAACATTGTATATCCAACCATTTCTTCAAGCAGCATTCTTATTTGCTTATCATGACAAGCTATTCTGTCAAGGGTCTTGTCTGCAAGTTCATCATAAGCATTTAGATTGTAGTCCCAATCAATTTTATTGGTGATGATGTGTTCGTGATTAAATGGAATGAAACTGTCGTCATAAACATTAAGAAGTCCATTTCTGAAAGCAATCCAATTTGCTTCTGTTGCTTGTGTGTTTTCTCTTATTAAAATATCAAGGTACGAAAGAACTTCTGCCCTTTTTGCCCTGTTTAGTTGTGGTATGTGTTGAATCATTGCTGCTTCAATTTCAGCAAGTCCACTAATATGAATTCCATCTTTGTATATGTGTAACTGACCATTTATTCTTTTAATGTGATGGTTATTTTTCAAGAACACTGCAAATTTATCAAATAAGAATGTTGCACCCTTAAAAAATACCGGTTTTGAAAATGCATCATCACGAATAACAACTTCAAGTTCATCATCTGATAATGGATCTTGTAGAATATATTGATTAATGATCCTGATTGTTTCCCTTGCTTCTTCAACTTCAAAATCACTTGACTGTAAAGTCAGTATGTAGTTGAATAAAGCCTGATTTCTTCCATCACCTGCTTCAAGGTTTATGAAGTCAGTTTCTGTTTTGATTGGAAGCAACCACTTTGGAAGATCCTGTGCTTCTTCATCTTCACCTGTTGTGTCATATAAAATTTTTCTTTCCTTATCCTTGAACTTCAAAACTGAATAAGAATTTCTTTTTCCAAGTTTAATGTCAGCATTCAAACCAATTGCAAGTTTTGCTGCTGTTCTATTACTGTTGACATCCTTATTCTTGAATAAGAAGTGTTTGCCCCTTGTAGTTTGATAAACTCTACAAATCAATTTCTTATCCTTAACAATCTTGAATAATATTTCACTTTCTTCTTGATTATCAATGTCAATTAAAATTGTGTCAGTATTTAAGATACCTGCAAATTCAGGAAGTGATTGAACTTGTTCATAATTTTTTAAGTCTGTTCTACCTTTGAATTTTTCAATGCATTTTTTATTTTTTGTTTCCACATAACCTTTGAAGAACAATTTTAATCACCTCCTATGTCTTAATTTTCCATATTTTTTCAACCAATTTTCTAACTGTTCAATGTTTTCTTGACTTCCTGCTTGAAGAATGAACTTCATGATCTTTCTGTTATGCATTAAATTCAAACATTTTTCTTTTCCTTTGTTCTTTCCACCTTGTTGTTTATAAGTTTGAAATATCATATGCAGATTAAGCTATATAACACCTTGGAGATGAAGGTCATCAGTGTTGTATGGTTTACCATTCCACTTGTCTATGTTATATTTTAAAGTTAGTTTATTATCAGTCATCAAATCGCCCCAAAGTCTTTCAATCTCTTGTTTGCCATGTCAATATAAAATTCTTTGTCCAGTTTATTTGGTGCTTTCACACCATTAATATAATCATTGAAGATGAAACAGTTTTCAGGTGAATTTGGCATTTTTGCAGGTTTACCAGTAACAGCATGAACTTTTCTGACACCTTTTCCTTGATCCTTTGGATCATTGGAAGCAAAGACCCTGATTGTTTTTTCATTAATTCTTTTTTCACCATGAAGAATATATTTGTATTTACCACTTGCTTTTGTTACCAGTTGAAATTCTTTCAATTCATCACAATCATTTATTGTCTTTTCAACTGGTATGTCCTTAACCATGTAATTGACCAATGCTTTATTTACTATTGGAAGATCATAGTCCAGGTTGTTTAATTTCTTAACATAACCGCCTTTGGATTGATAAGATCCATCATGACCAACCACAATATAATTGTTTACATCCTTTTGAAACACCCTTTTATATTCATCAAATTCAAGTACCAGTCCAGTTCTTTGTTCCCACTCATAGCAAATATCATCTATCAGATAAAAAGTGTCATCTGAACCATCAGGAAGCTTCACCAGTATACCATCAGTATTTGATTGAATAATCTTGCAGTGTGGTTCAAGTTTTTCAATTAGATCAAGCAATAAAAGTTGTCCATATATACAAACCCTGTTTGCTTGTCTTGGGTCAAATAGTTGATTATTTGGGTCTTTCATTGCCCCATAAGTACCATTCAGTACCAACTTTAATGGAAGCTGCAATGGGTTCTTTTCTGCTTTATATTTAAGCCTGGTGTGGTAAATTTCTTCATATTTGTTTGGGTCTTTCATGTTTCTGCTTCCCAGGTCATATTGGATCATCAGTGAAGGATATAGTGAAGCCACATCCATATTCAAGTAATAACCTTCACCATGATATTTGTCTATTGCACCATGAACACCACCCCAACCAAATACATGTGGAACACCCGCGACCATTATTTCAAGTTGGTTTTTCTGCATTCTCTTTCTTCCTGGAACATGTCTTGCATAACATCTGTTATCAGGGTTCTTGTACCAATCAACCACTTCTGTATATTTCTTGATCTGCATAGTAGAAGGGAAGTCAATGTCAAATTCATCATCACGATCCACTTTTGTTGCATCAAGGATGATTGATGAAAGTTGAACTTTGGTTCTTGATAATAGAAACAGATCCAAAGGTTTCCCCTCACAAGCAATCTTCACCAATCCCATATGTGCTTCAAAATCATCTTTTCTTTCTAAGAAAACTTCAACTGTTTGTTGAACATCATGTCTACAATACTTAACTGTTTCTTCAATTTCTTTTTGAGTTAATTTTCTATCTACATTGAAAGGAACTGAACTTTCTCTGATGTCATTTCCCATGAACCCTTCAAAAGTTTTCAAACCCCTGTCAATTCCAGTCATAACATCATAATTTATAAGTCTTACATTCCTTAATAGGGATGAAAACTTCCATCCAGGGTTTCCCTTCACTATAATGAAATCATTGATTTGTTTGGGGTCAAATCCGCAAAGGATGCCTTTCAGGATGTATTGGTCATAATGTCTGCTGTTATAACCAACCCAAATGTCATTGACATTTTCCTTGTACACTCTTTCAAGTTCATCAGGGTCATTGATGATTACATGTTCTTTTCTGTTTGTTACATCCAGGATGACCACCAACCAATCGTAAGGATAGACCTCGAAATCGAAGAAGAGCATTTTCATTCACATCCTTTCTGTATAAGTTTATAAGCTGTTGGTTATACTAATAATGGGGAAGTGTAGGGTGAAGGGGTGCTTGAAAAAAATTTTTGCACCCCTGACCCTGAATTGTTATTCTACTTCAAACACTTCTGTGATTTCATAATTGCTGAAACCCTTGTTGCCTTTGCTGTACTTCAAAGCAAATTCAAGTTGTCCATCAATTGCTTCTGCAATATCCATGATCAGTGATCCATATTGCTTGTATGTTACAAACTCAATGTCATGGTCTGTGTCCATTGAACGAAGTAATTCATTTACAATATGGATTTGGAAACCTTGTGTGATTACCTGGTTGAAGAAGATTAAGCTGCCTTTATACTCACCACTTACAACCTTGAACCAAATTGTCACCATTGGGTCACCCTTCTTGGATCTAATTAGTTCCATCTTATTAACTTCAACTTCATATTCACCATGAGGAACTTCCTTAAATGAACCAGTTCCATTTTCTGCTGCTTCCTTAACATCTTCTTGTAATCTCTTTGTATCAATTGCTTCATCAAACTTATCCCATAACTTTGTCATTATAAATCACCTTTACCTTTCTTATATTTTTTAGATTTGATTTTTTATTTCTTTTTCAACTTGTTCAACCAAGTTGAATAATTTCTTTTTATTGATCCTTGGTGCTTCAAGGATGGATTTAATTTGTTCCATGACTTCCAATATTTCTTGGAAACAAGCTGTATTGCTTTCAAGTGAACTTTCATAACATCCAAGGTCAGTGTTCACTTTTGCTGCTGTATAATCTGCTTCTTCCTGTAATTCATCAACCATCTTTTCAAAATAACCTGCTGCATCATATCCCATGTATTTTTTAACCAGGTATTTGAAATCCTTGGGTTCAAATATTGTTTCAACTGAACCATCTTTTAAAATAATTACATCAGCCATTTAATCACTTCCTGAACATGTTGCTGTGTTCATTGCTTTAACATGACCTTTGTCATGCAGCAACTTCATAAATTTTTCATAGTTCACGATTATTCACCCCTTGTTCTTCTTTTTCTTGTCTTTGGTTTTTCTTCTTGTTCAGGTTCTTCTTCAACTTCATCCTGGTCAACTTCTTCATTAACTGGTTCATCTTGTTCAGTTTCTTCTTGAACTTCTTCATCAGTTTCAGGGGTAGGTGGTGTATTTCTTCTACTTCTTGTTTTTCTGTCTTCTGTGGTCTTATTTGAAGCTTCTTTCTTTGGTGATTCACCTTTCATTTGTGCAACTGCAATTCTGTTTGCTTCTTCATAGACTTCCAAGAAAGCATCATAATCAAGTGGAATTTCATTTGTTGAAGTGGATAACCTACCACCACCAAATATAACTTCGTTAGTTTTAAAGGAAAGAACTCGGATATTGTCATCAGCAATGACCCTTGCCACAATATCAACCATACCTGCAACCTTATTTGCTGTCTTTTCCTGAAGGTTTGGTTTGATAGCTGTAATCTTATCCCCACCTTTTTTAGTGATGTCTTTGGATGTATCTTCATGACTGATCAGGATAATATTTTCATAGTCCAAGTTCATCAGTTTCTTCAAAGTTGAAAGGAATTCAGTTCTGACTTTATCCCATGCCCTGAAACTGTCATCACTTTCATGGGTAATTCCCATTTGGTCATACATGTAAAGTCTGCAATGTTCATAAGTGTCTTCAAGTAAGTCAACAATGATTGTCTTGAAGTCATTTTGTTTCTTTTCAAGTTCAGCAATAACTTCTTTGAATAGTTCCCAAGCAAGTTTCCTTTTTGTCATTCTTCCTTCAACTGTCACATGATCCTTGATTGCAATATAAGGTGCATCAACAAACTTGATATTTCCATCGCTATTCAACATCAATGGGTCAGGGAACTTATTTGCAAATGTTGTTTTTCCACTGAATGGTGAACCATAAATCCAAATTGCCTTCTTTTCTATTTTTTCAATGTTTCTTCTTTCATTTTTGGGTAGTAACATTTTGCTAACCTCTCTTTCTTCGGTTTATATTTTGTTCAGTTCGGGTTGCCCATCGGCAGTTTGAAGGTTCATAGTTGCCATCATTGTCAATGCGGTCAATGGTCAATTCATCGGAATATCCGTTTTCCATAGCCCAATCATAGAAGGTTTGGAAATCGTTCAACCATTCATTGCAGATAGTTATTCCTCTGCCGCCATAATTGGGAAAACCGTTTGTGCGTTTATCGTAACACCTGTTTTTCATACCAACCCAAATACGGTGTAGCCGATGGTGTGAAAGCCCATGTGTTCTATACCCTTCTTTACAACCGCAACTTTGAGTTTTTCCACTTGCTAAATTCGACTGATTTACAACCTTCATATTTCCGCAATCACAAGAACATTCCCATAAACTGTGCCTTGCTTTTGTCCTTCCGGCATATTTAAGAACCGTTAGATTTCCAAACCGAACACCTTCAAGTTTCTTGTGATTACCTTTTTTCATATGCTCTCCTTTCCCACGGATAAATTATGTCATAGTCAATTTCCCCATTGGATTCGCAATATTGCTGAAACTCACACCAGTTACATAGATAACTTTCACATTTTGGGAAATCTTTTGCTTCCAACACATTTTTAACATCAATCATGAATTCAATTACTTTTTCAGGATCATATTCAATCTGAACTAAATGTGGTTCAAGTTCTTCAATTTCACCTTTCAATCTCATTCTGAATTGGTTTAAGTCTTCAGTTTTCTTTTGTCTAATACTTGTTTTTGGAACAAATAAGTAATATAAATTTTTAATATATTTTCCAGGATTATTCTTTTCAAAGAAATATTTATATAAGTGAAGTTGTTTTGAATCCATGTAATTATCTACATTATTTGAATATTTAAAATCGTATATGTCATATTGATTTGGAACTTCAACTTCTCTTTTAAATACAGTTGTAGGTGCTAACAAGTCTATAAATCCAATAAAATGTTCATCTTCAATTTTAATTTCATATTCACCATCAGGAACTAGTTTCTTAGCTTTTGGAATAAGACTTTCAAGTTTCATTGCTTCTTCAATATGTCTATCTGTGATGATCGGATATGACATGTAATATTCTTTGATTGCTGCTTCAACACCCTTTTCCAGTCCTGTATGCAGTGCTGTTCCGATTATAAGCGGATGGTTAGCATTGTCAGGTGGTAAAGTTAGTATTTTGTCAATATATCGCAACTTGTACTTGAATGGGCATTTTTCAAAGCAGTCAATTCTGCTATGTGAACATTGCATTTTTTCACCCCTTTCATTAATTTTTTAAAATCTTCAAATCCATCAGGGTAAAGAATTATTCCAATTCCATTTGATTGATTGACCCTTGCTGTATTCATCTTTTGAAGGTCAGATGGTCTTCCTTTTGGTGCTTTCAATTCAACTGTCATGAAGATACCATTCACACAAAGGATCAAGTCAGGAATTCCTGATTTCTGGAAACCACCACCCCAAATCTTTGTAAACCATCCAATCTGTTCTGTTTCCATTCTGTGTGAAGGTATGCCTGCCTGATAAACACCAACTGAATGAAGGTATTTTTCAACTTTCTTTTCAAATAGTTTTTCAGATGCCATCTTTATTTCACCTTGAATGTCAAATATGATTTTCTGTTTGTCACCTTTGGATAATCTTCAAGCAGTTCAGCATACAGTTCAGGTTCTTCTTTCCCCAATGCTTTCAAATCAATTGAAGTGGAAGTGCTGCCATTCACCCTGGTGATCTTGATGTATTGATTTTCAAAGGACTTAATTTCATAAATGTCCATTGCCTTTTCAAGATCAGCCTTAATCTTCTTTTCTTGATCTTCAAGTTGCTTCTTTGTCTTTGTTACTTCTGCTAATTGTTTGAAGACCATTAAGTGTTGGTTTTCAAATACTTGAATTTCATTACTCATTTTCAACATCCTTTCATTGATATAATTTTTTATTTTCATGATGTTCTTAATAACTTTGTTGGTGTAATCAGTTTCATAAATTCCTTTATCCCAAAGCCTTTTTGCATCATTCTTCACTTCCCTGAAATAAATAATCTGTATAATCCACACCCTTCTCTAATGCTTCATATATCCTTTCTTCAATCGAATTTTTACAAATCAGCTGATAGTAAAAGCAGATTCTATTTTGTCCTATTCTGTGAATTCTCTTTTTAGATTGCATCCAGTCTTCACATTTATCAGTAGGCGTAAAGTAAATAATTTTGTTTGCTTTCTGTAAATTTAAACCTTTCGCTCCCGCCTGGTATTGCACCAGGGTGATTGAATCTTCTTCATTTTCATAAGCAGTCAGGTCTTTGACATGACCATTCACCTGTGATATAGGTCTTTCAAGTTCTGCTGCTATCCGTTGAAGTGCATCCAGTTCTGCATTGAAGTTGTAGAAAACAATCAATCTGTCCTGGGTGCTTTCCACCAGTTCCTTGAATGCTTCCAGTTTATACTTGCTATACTGACCACAAAGCTGTCTTGCATAAAGTCTTTTTGTTAGTGTGGTATCACCGACCAGTTCAATCCTTGGTGTGACATCCCGACCATAAAAATCAGAATCATCTTCAAATTCATGAAGGTTCAGTGTGTCCACTGTGATGATGCAGTCTTTCATGAATTTCCAGTATTCTTTGGATGTTGGAACAACCTGTTTGATGAAGGTCTGTTCAGGAAGGTCAAAACATTCATCTGTTTTCATAAACACTGCACCATGATCCCGAAGCTTCTGTTTTAACCTGTCAACATTCTTGTATGGATTTTCTTTGTCCACAATCTTCATTGGAAACCCACCAACTTCAATCTTCTTCCAATTAACATATTGTTTGTTATATAAATCATTACTTATTTTCCAACCAAGAAGGTTGATCTGTGACCAAAGATTTTCATATTTCCCTGATGTTGGTGTTCCTGAAAGAAGGATCACATTGTCAGGTTTCATTTGTAAAATAAACTTTGACCTTTTAGCTTTTTCATTTTGAACCATTGAACTTTCATCTAACATCAGGGTGTAATTTTCTAATTGAAGGAAGAACTTTCTTCTGAATATCAGGTCATAATTTACAACCAGGACACACTTTCCAATCTGATTTTGATTTTCAAGAAAATACTGTGATGATTTTTTCACTGTCATGTCAATGACTTCATATTGTGGATAATACTTTTTAAAGTGTTCAATCCAGGTTGGAATTAATGACTTTTGACATACCAAGATATTCAGGTCAGTTCCAAGTTCTTTCATCTTTTCACTTCCAACAAAGGTTTTTCCAAGTCCATTCAACCCATATCAAGAAAGTATCCTACACGATTAAAGTCTTTGGTGTCATTTAATACTTTTTCTTGGTGTGGATATAACTTGATATGCATTGAGCATCACCTACCTTTACTGTAAAATCATCAGTTGTGAATGTATTTCCATATTTTCTTTCTTCTGATGTGGATACAGTTTCAATTTCAAATGTAACATCCCTCCCATATTCAAGGTAATATGCAACCCTGTTGAATTTTTCAGTTTCTTTTAGTGACTGTTCCTGGTGTGGATATAGTTTAATCATGGATTTTCTTCAAGTCTTACTGGTAAAATCATTAATTCTTCATTGTCTTTAATGAAATAAATAGGTGAAAATTTTTTGCCCCCATATATTTCAATGTTCTTTTCATAAAGGTCTATCAAATCAAGATATTTTTTATTAACAAAGATGTAATCTTCACCTTTGAATATTGAAAAAAGTCCCTTGTCAGTTTGATAAATCAAGTTGGTAAAATGAACCGGTCTTTTATCTTTACGTTCAAGAAGATTAAGCAAGTTTTCCATTTCCACTTCTGTCATTTCTTTTCTGTGATTGTATCTGTTTTGAATTCCTTGACCTTCTTGGGGAACAGTTTCAAGTAAAGATATTAATTTTGTCAATGCACTTCCTTTGATCTCTTGGTTTGTTTTTAAAATAAAGCAATCTGAAAGTATATAATCGTGATTGTTCTTCTTAATCCAAGCAACAAAGTTCAAGTTTTTAAGTGCAGCAGATAACTTTGTAAGTTTGATCATTGATTTTTTGCACCCCCT